ATTGCCCGGTTATGGCTGCGCAGCGCCGGCGCGTGCGCAATCTTGTTGGCCGCCTCGGCGGCACTGGCGGGCGATCTCCCCGACCCCAAGATCACGCCGGGGCTAGCCGATCCGGCGCTGACGAAGGACGTGATCTGCGCCTCGACGTTCAATACGAAGGCTATTCGCAACGTCCCATCTGCCCGGAAGAAAGCGATCTACAAGGTGTATGGGATGGCCTTTGATGAGCCGCCGTGCCCTTGCGAGATCGACCATTTGATCCCCTTGGCACTTGGCGGCTCTAACCGCCCGCGTAATCTATGGCCGCAATCGGACTCGACGATGCCATGGAACTCGATCGTCAAAGATCGGCTCGAAAGAGAGCTCCACAACGAAGTATGCGCCGGGGCTATTGAACTAGAGGCCGCCCAGCATGAGATCGCGACGGACTGGATAGCGGCATATATCGCGAGGTTCGGGCCACGATAGGGTCGGGCCGGTGGACAACACCGACAACCGCGTTCCGGTTGCGTTGCGTCAGGTGTAGAATCCGAAGTTCGTCGGGCTAGGGTAGCTCCCGAAAATCGCGTCCGCACGCGACCGCCCGGCGAACCTAAAATCGCGGAACGCCCTAGCGGAGGCGCGGCAAAATGGACAACAAAAAGCCGATTCCAAATAACGAGCTTGATGCCGCAGCGCCACAGCTTGCGGAAAAAAGAAACCGGAAATACGCGCTACTCGCAAAGAGCGGCAACGATAGTCCACCGCTCAGTTTGGCGAAAGTTGTGGCCAACCGATTGCTCGATCAGTATGGCATCGGGAAGAAGTCGGATCCGGCTTATGAGTACGTCATGGACCTGAGAGATCTTGAGCTTTGCGCTGAGGACAGCGAGGTCCTTAAGGCCGCTAAGGCAGCATGCAAGCAGCACATCGAAGAGCATGGGATGAAGGGGTCGCGAGCGGAAATCGCGGCGGTGCGGACATTGAGTAAGACGCACCTTGCCGCTGACTCAAAAGAACTCGATCCAGCTTTGATAAAGCACTTTGATGATCTCGGTCTTTCAGAACCCGTTAAACGGACAGCGATCGTGCTTTTCGATCTCAAGCTTAATCCTTTGGCCTTAGGAATGGTCACCAAGAACGACATACTTCTGATTTTGGAGGGCTACCGACTGCGATTCCACAACAAGCTAGACCCGAGAACCATACGCGATCATGTCCAAATTTATCGCGCGGCGCTTGTTGTGAGCCTCAAAAGTGCAGCGGGCACAGCTAGTTAAGACCCGTTTCCACGGATTTCCGTACTTTTCCAGAGACAGCGCTGATCCGCTCTGGCCTTCTCCTCGCGTCACGGCCGCGAAGGAGAACGAAGATGTACAATTCGAGAGACCCCGGCGCCGGGCTTTCCGATGCGCTTAGGGCCGAGCTGCAGCGCCAAGGTTACAAGGGCGCAGCCGGCGCCGCCGATAGCACCGCAGATGTGCAGGGGCTGTTGCAGGAATTTCAACGCGCCGACTCGGATAGCCGCGACGTAGGCCTCTCCAAGGCCATGGCGCGCGTGCTGATCACCGAAATCGGCAAGGTCCGCGCTGCCCCGGCGCTGCCCCGCATCCGCGCCATGATCGCCGGCGTTAGCTCACACCCCCACGTTACAAGCCGACCGCTCTCAACGCCGCGCGTCCTTGCCGCTTCACCACTGGTCTCTGCCGCTTCACCACGGGTCTCTGCCGCTTCACCGCGCGCCATTGCAGCGATCGACGCCGCTGCGTCCAGTCGGTGGCGCGATTGAGGGGACTAATGCCAGCGTTGCGAAGCGACCCTGAGAAATTTCTGAGATCAACCGAGGGCGATCATGAGCCTCTTGAAAAAAGCCGTTGCCTCCTCGCCGAACCTCGACGAGCTCATTCGCGCCGAGACCGCGACCAAATCGCGGCTCGATGGCTTGGGTGCCAGGCAGGCGCAGCTCAAGGCACGTTTGGCCTGTCCCGAGCCCGACGACACGCGTGAGACGCTGGCGCCGATCGCGAAGGAACTTACCGATATTGAGATCGATCTTAGCATCGCCAAAGGTAACCATGATCGCGCTGCAGCCGCGCGGGCTGAAGCGGAGAAGGTTGCGGTTCTCGACCAGGTGCTGCGGGAAAGCGACAGGCTAGCTGCCTGTACTGGCGAAATTGTCAAGACGACGCCGAGCATAGTGCGAAAGCACGTGCTCGAGCTCCTCCAGAAGGTCGCGGACTTCACGAGCCTCGATCAACAAATTGTCGAGGTGAACAAAAAGCGCGCCAAGCTCGGTATGGGGCCGCTGCCGCTGTCTGAGCATCTGATGCGCGGGATCCCCGGAACGCCCAATCAAACGGTCGAGGAAGAAGTTGAAACCGAGGAGCTGCCGGAAGGCTCTATGGTTCACGGCCGGGGCGTAGCAACCAAGAAAGTTCGCAAAAAGAAAACCCGAACCATTTACGGCAGGCATCCCATCACGCCGACGCCATACGCACAGATTCTGAGAATCCCCGGCTTTGCACCCGGAGAGGACGATTATCGGGTGGCAGGCTCGCTTGAGCAGTTCCGTGGCATTTGGATCGATGCGTGCGGTCGCGCCCGGCAATTTTAAGGGATTGAAAGGGGATCAACAACATGAGTTTGCCAGTCGTATCCGCCAACGCCAGCAATCCGACCCGCGATATCGATGTCGGGGCTGGCTTCGCCGGCGAAGCGGGCCCCTTCGCGATGCAGAACGACGCCACGTTGACGAAGCGCCTCGATCAATCTTTCAGCGCCGGTAGTAATGCGGGTGCCTGCGATGTCGGCGCCAAGGGCGCAAACCAGACTTGGATCATCTCTCTGATCGGCGCGCAGCTCTCGCCGGTTCCTCTTTCACCGCAATCTGCCCTAGCGGCCTTGTCGTTGAGCCGGGCGTCAAACGTCGCAACCCTGACGGCTCCCGGGCATCCGCTCGCCGTCGGCGGCACACTCGCTGTCGGCGGTCCAAACGGCGGCTTTAACGGCTTCGACGGTGTCTTCGCAATCACAGGAGTCACCGCCAACACCATCTCCTTCGCGAACAGCGGTCCCGATTTCGCTGCAGCCAATCTTCCGACCGTGACATGGGGGTATCCGGTCGTGCTTGGTATCGACGCATTGGCTTCGCAGAGTGCGAATCCGACGATGCCCTCCGGCTTCACATTGAAAGTGCCGATCGCCCTGCTCACGACGGACAGCGCGGGAAATATCGCGTCGGTCGAGCCAATTCAATGATTGTCCGTCATCCTAACCAATTCGAGGCACGACAAGCGGGCGCGCTCCGTGATCGTGCGCTTGCGTGTCGGCTTCGCCTGGCGCGTGCGACAGCGCGCCAAGCGCGCCGCAGCGGTTTCTCTCCAGGGTTTCTGCTGCGGCGCGTGGGCCTTTTCGTGATTTCGAGGCGATGAAGGGGCATTGAGCGATGCCACAAACCGTCACCATCGAGTTGGTCAAGCCGATCGCCTGGCGCGGCGGCGAGGTCGCGGCGCTGACGTTGCGTGCCCCGACGCTCACGGAGTTGGTTGAGCTCGGCCCGATGTTCCGCGTGTATGAGCTGCCTAGAGCGAAATCGGAGCTGTTGCTGTTCCTGGAACACACCGCGGTCATCGCCGCGTATGTCGCGCGGTGCGTGGTGTTCGAGCCCGAGGACGCGGCGCTGCTGGATGAGCTCTCCCTCGTCGATGCGATCGCGCTGCGGGAGGCGGCGATTCAGCTCTGGCTCACTTCCGGGATTGCAGCGAACAAAATGCCGTTCCTTCCCCATCACTCGCGAAAAGGATAGCGCGAAATGTCGAAAATCGTAACCATCACGCTGCGTGATCCAATCATTGGCCATGGCGGCAAAATCACCACCATCGGCGTGCGCGAGCCCAACGGCCGTGAATATGCGCTGTTCGGCGATCCGTTCGTCTACGCGCGCACCGATGCCAAGGTGATGGTGAGCGCCGAGAACGATATCGCGATCAAACACTATATCGAGCGTTGCATCGTTCCACCGGAAGGGGCCGACGTGTTGTTGATCATGTCGCAATTGTCGCTGATCGACATGATGGCGGTCAAGGAAACCGTGCTCGGTTTTTTTCTCGGCGCTCGCAAGGAGCTATCCGGCGCTACTGCGAGCTCCTCGTCTTCGACCTCCGGATCGTCGACGCTGCCAGCTGCGGCGAGCTGAGTTTCAGCGAGATCGAGTTCTGGATTGGTGTTGCGGTAGAGCGTGGGCTTCTCAAAAGGAGATGACTGGATGGCACAGCAACTGGACTCCGAGCTCCGAATTACCGCGTTCGACGCTACCGGCCCGATATTTGATAACATCGCTGGCAAAGTCGACAAGCTGAAAGGATCGCTCGGCAGCGTCGAGGGTGGAGTAAGCAAGTTCGGGAGCTCTTCAGTCGGCGCGTTGAATAACGTCCATGCCGCCGCGGAGCGCGTTGATGCCATGCTGGGCAAAATCGCGGCCACGTTGGCGAGCGGATATCTGCTGCACAAAGTCGAGGAACTTGGAAAAGAAAGCTATTTGGCTTTTGCGAAACTCGACGACATCAGACGGAGGCAGGCGGCGACTGCCGGTACCCCCACCGCGCCGCCGGAATTCATCGAGCAGCAGGAGCGGCTCGGCCGCGGCGCAACACGTTTCTCCGATGTGGAAATAGGCAACGCGCAATTGGCAGTCCAGCAAATGGGCCTCTCAATAGCCGACGCGGCGCGCGTCGTCGAAGGCGCCAAGGATTTTGCCGTGGCCATGGATGCCAGCGATCTGGCGCAAGTGGCCAAGCATTCGGTGGAAGCGGCCGAGGGGTTGAAGGAACTCGGTCAGGAAAGCCCGGCCGCGTTCGAACATCTCAAAGACCAAATGGTCAAGCTGCATCAGCTCAGCGGCATGAGCGAGGAGGCGATTGCCGCGGCCTATGCCGCGACCGGCCCGACGGTGGCAGCGACCGGATTATCGGCCGCTGCGTTCGAGGCGATGATGACCATGGTAAGCCGCACCGGCGCCGATCCGGGCGAGATCTTGCGCATGTTTCTGACCAAGCTGCAGGCGCCGGGTGAGAAAGGCATCGAAGCGCTTGGCGCCATGGGCATCGACTACAGCAAATACACCACCGAAGGCCGATTGACGCCGGAGTCTTTCAAAGCCTTCATGCACCGGCACGGCATGAAAGTGACGGAAAGAAAGCCTGGCGTGCTGGCTGGGGCGCTCGCCGGAATGCACAGCGAGGAGGATCTCGTCAAGGCAGTAGTCGCCGCCGCTGGAGACAGTTTGAAAGACAAACACGGCGAAATCAAAGAGTCAGCTATCAAACAACTCACCAAGGATGCGAAGGAATACTACGAGGAGAATATCGCCAAGGTCGATGTGACCGGGCTCATCGAGGCGATCCAGGCCAAGCACCCGACGCTGGGCCAGATCGAGCCGCTGTTGGGAACGCGCCGCGCCGCGCGGGCGTTGCCGTTTCTCACCGATCAGAAGGAATACGAGCGGGTCAAGACGCAGTTCGAGAATATACCTGAAGGCACGGTGGCGGCGGCCGCTGCTACGATCGAAGGCGGCCCCGGCGGCGCCGATCGACGGGCATGGGCGGCTAAAGAAGCCTTAAAAGCAAGAACCGGGGAGAACCTTGCGCCGGCGGTCACGCCGACAATTAATGCGATAACGCAATGGCTGAGTAGTTTAAGCGATCAGGGCACGATGGCCCTTGATGCCGCCGGCGCCGCGCTCGCCGGGCTGAGCGCATGGGAGGTCGCCGCCGGTCTTGCGCGTTCGTCCGCGATGGCCCTTCTGCCATTTAAGGCGGCCGGGGCGGCGTTGGGGCCGTGGGGCGCGGCTACCATGCCGCTAAGCCTGAGTGGCGATACACCGAACTTTGCCGAGCCTCCGGGATCCGCCCGTTGGTGGGAAACGCGTCCCGCCGAGGCCGCGCCGGCAACGTTCGCGGAACGATGGCCGAGTGATCTCAAGGCGACGACGCCGGGTCCTGTGACCGCCGAGGTCAAGGGCAGCGCGGAGCTGAATGTCAACGTGCAGGTCGAGCCGTCCGACAGCTTCGTCAGCCGGATCATCTCGGCGATCAGAAACGAGATCAACGTGTTCGGCGGTTCGGTCGGCACCGCGGGCTCGACCGGGCTCTCGATGCCGGAGGCGGTGCCGGGGCCATGAGATCAAAAACAGACCGACCGCGCACTGCGATCACGGCATCATTTCTTAATGCGATCCTCCGCGATTGTCGGGCGGCCTTGGCTCGAACCTGCGTACCGCTGCGATCAAACCGTCAAGTGTTGCCTGTCCGATTGGGCCTAGCTCAGACTTCATCGCCTCGCCCGAAACGTGCTGGAGGGAAACGATGAGGGCGCTCGGCTGGATAACGCCGGCTTTCACCAGTGCTTCCGCAAAGGCTGCAAGCGCAGCAACGGTTCCCGCTTGCATCTGCACAAATAGTTCGCTTGGGGCAGCCACTGTCGCCTCCTTCCACAAATTTTGTCGCATGATCGTACGCCACAGCGCATCGCGCATACAATCGGCCGCCGCGCGTGCGGGCGCTCTTGCCGGTTGCGCGGGCGATCTTGGCGACCGCCCGAACCTTCTCGGCTTCAACACTTGGCGGAACTTCCGCAGAGTGTTCGGCCTTGCGCCGGCAGGTCTGCTTGCGCCGATGGTGCCAGCACCATGATCTCCGATGCCGCACTCGCTGATCTGAAAGACCGTAACCCTTGCGACCAGATTGCGGCCCGATGGGTGAAGCTGCGCCGACACGGCAAGAAGATGATCGGGCCGTGTCCGCTGCATTCGCCGAATCCCGCGGCGCGGGATTCGACATCGTTCGATTGCGACGCCGAGGGCTGGCGGTGTGCCGTCTGCGTGGATGGCGGGGACGTGGTTAAGCTCGTCATGAAGCGCGAGGATCTCGATTTCCGCGCGGCGATCGAATGGCTCGGCGGCGCGCAAGAGATCGACGCCGCCAAAGCCGCAGCGCGCGAGAAGGAACGTGCGGCCGCCCGCGCAAAGGCCGATCATCAGAGCAATGAATTCCGCGAACGCGAGCGAGGCACCGTCCATGACACATGGCTTCGAGCCATCAAGAAAATCGCCGGCACGCCCGTCGATGACTATCTGCGGCTGAGGGGCCTTGAGCCGCCCGTAGGCGCTCACCTGCGCTTTCTCGATGACGTGCCCTACTACCTGACCGGCGCGATCGACGCGCTCGTGGTGCACCGCGGGCCGGCCATGCTGGCGCCGATCGTCGACGCCCTCGGCACATTTCGCGGGCTGCACACCACCTGGCTCGATCTTTCCCGGCCGAACGGCAAGGCGCTGATCAAGGATCCGGAGACCGGCGTCGAGCTGCCGGCGAAAAAGGTCCGCGGCTCCAAGGCCGGCAATCACATCGAGCTTATCGCCGTCAAGGATCCTGTGCAGCTCATCATTGGCGAAGGGATCGAGACCGTGCTTTCGGTTTGGGTCGCACTCAAGCGCGCCGGCGATGATCTCGCTCGCACTGCGTTCTGGTCTGCCGTCGATCTCGGCAATATCGGCGGCCGGGCGCTCGCGACGGTCCAGCATCCGAGCATAAAGACCGGCGGCCGGGCGCTGCGCCTCCCTGGGCCAGAGCCAGCCTCGGACTCGCGCACGATCGCCATCCCCGACACGGTCACCGACCTGGTGCTGCTCGGCGACGGCGATAGCGATCGTCTCAAAACGGAGTGCGCCCTGGTGCGCGGCGCAGCGCGGTGGGCGCGGCCCGCACGCGCGGTGCGTCTCGCCTGGGCGCCGCCTGGGCAGGACTTCAATGATCTTCTGCGGGCTGCGGCGTGAGGCGGAAAGGTGTCCGATGCAGTTGATATCGTCGGCATCATCAAGAGCGCCCCGCCAGCGCCATCGCCCGCGGATGTGCTGGCGCGAATTGCGGCCAGCGCCGCGGCGAACGCTCCGCAGGCCCAGCGATCTAAGCTGCGGCTCGTCCGCGGCGCCCAGGGCGCTGGGACTGCGCCCCGGACCGATGCGACAGGCCACAATGCCGCGCGCGCCGGCGGCGCTCCTACGCTGGCCGTCGTGCCTTCGGCGAGCGATGGCGGCAATGGCCCGCCGCCGCCGCGAAATGGAGATCCCGGAAATGCCGGCGGGGACGACAACCTCAATTTACGGCTCGCGTTCCTGCCTTACACCGATGTCGGAAACGCCGAGCGCTTCCGCGAACGCAATCGCGGCGGCCTGCGCTTTTGCCCGGCGATCGGCTGGCTCGCCTGGGATGGCAAACGTTGGTGCCGTGAGGCGGCCGGGCGAAAAGGAGGTCTCGGAAGAAAAGTCAAAGCCGCCGCGCACGTCACCGCACGCGCGATTCAGGACGAGGCAGACGCTCTGCGAAAAAGCGGTCGCGATGTGGAGGTCGCTACTCGGAACAAGGAGCCGGTCATGATGTCCGACCAGCTCGCCAGCCATGGGCGGAAATCCGAACAAGCCAAAGCACTCTCGGCGATGGCGGATCAGGCCGAACCATATCTGCATGTTTCCGCGAAGGAGCTCGATGCCGATCCCTTCAAATTCAACGTCGCCAACGGCACACTGATATTTCGCAAGACGGATGACGGCTCCGATTACATCAGCTTGCGGCCGCACGATCCTGCCGACCTGCTCACCAAATGCTCGGAAGTCGCCTTTGATCCGAAAGCGGCGTGTCCGACGTTCGATACGTTTCTAGCGGAGGTGCAGCCAAACCCGGAAATGAGGCGGTTCTTGCTGCAGTGGCAGGGTTTATCGCTCACAGGTGATGTAACCGAGCAAAAGCTCTGCATGTTTTGGGGCGAAGGCGGAAACAACGGCAAGTCGACGCTAATCGACGTGTGCTCTTACATCGCCGGCGAATATAGCAGGACAGTGCCGATCGAGACGTTTCTCAACGACGGCCGCGGCCGCGGCGCCGGCCAGGCTTCGCCTGATCTCGCAATGCTGCCGGGTATTCGTCATCTGCGAACATCGGAGCCAGAGCGCGGTGCGAAACTCGCCGAGGCGCTAATCAAATTGGCGACCGGCGGCGAGCCACTCCTCGCGCGCCATCTTCGTGAAGAATATTTCGAGTTTTACCCTGAGTTCAAATTGACGATCTCAGGCAACTATTGTCCAAGAATCGACGGTGCCGATGGAGGCATTCGCCGGCGCGTGAAGCTTGTGCCGTGGCCGGTAAAGGTCGCCGACGAAAGGGTCGATCAGGATCTCGGAAAAAAATTACGCGCAGAAGCATCGGGCATTCTAAATCGACTGCTCGACGGTCTCCGCGATTGGCTCGACCATGGGTTGATTTTCCCTGCCGACGTTGTCGAAGCGACCGGCGATTATTTTCGCGATAGCGATCCTTGCGGACGTTTCATCGAGGAGTGCACGGGGCCGGCGCCGGGCAGCCGCGTGCGGTCAAGCGAGGTGCACGCGGTTTTCGGTGTTTGGGCGAAGGCAAGCGCGATGGAGTGGTCGAAACCGTGGTCGCGGAAAGCTCTCGCGATGGCGCTGAAGGAACACGGTTTCAAATCCAAGCACTCAAACGGGATGTGGTGGCTCGATGTCGAGCTCACGAAGAGAGTGGGAGACTTCCTGGATTTTGATGGGAAGCCATTCAAGGGCGATTCGCGAGATGTCAAGAGTGCGGGAGGTGATGATCAGAATGTTGGAGGTGAGACGATCAGTTCGATTGATCCTTCCATCCTTCCAAAAACGGAAGGATGGCTTCGCCGTTAAGTGTTTGATCTGAAAAGGAACGGAAGGATTGTGGATGGATGGAAGGGTTTTCGCGGCATCGGCTATAGCGCGCGTGTGCGCGTGTGTGCGCGGGTATGTCGATAGTGAGAAAATCCTTCCACATCCTTCCATCCTTCCAAATCGGAGAAAATCGCTTTGACGAATAAGAGCAATTCGGGATGGAAGGATCGCGAGCGCGCAAAATACACCCTTCCACATCCTTCCAGGCGCAAATCGAGACTAGGTTCCGCAACGGAGCGACGATCATGAGCGAACGCATTCTGACCGTTCACATCGATACCGCGGGCTTTGAAAAGCTAGCCGCACGCTTTCGCTCCGTCGGTAAAAACATCAAGCCAGCGCTAAGCCGCGCGATCAATCACACCGGCGACAAGGCGCGCACGGAAGTTGCTCGGGCACTGGTCGAACAAACGGGAGCTAAATACAGCGCGGTTCGTAAAGTGTTGAAGACACATCGAGCGAGCGCGGCAACGCTCGATTATCGGATCACCGCCACCGGCGGCTTCATGTCGCTCAAGGAATTCGGGGCGCGGCAGACAGGCAAGGGCGTCTCGGCTGCCCCTTGGGGAAAGCGGCGAGTTTTCCGTCATGCGTTTATCGTCGCCTCGCTTGGCGGCCACGTATTCCGGCGAGCTCCAGGGGGCGGCCCATCCGGGCTGGTGGGCCGGCTGCCGATCCTCAAACTTTGGGGCCCGGCGATCCCAAGGGAAATGGTGAAGGGACAATCTAAGGAAGCTTTTGAGAACACTGTACGCGCGGAACTGCCAGCGCGGATTGAACATGAGATCAATGCCATCGTGACCGGCTCGGTCAGGAGTTGATCGGCATGACGCAGCTTCCGCAACCCGTTGTCACTGTCGAGATCAAACGCGGTTCGGCCGCGCGGCCGATTGTCTTGAGCACCGGCGGCGGTGGCACCAGGGCCAGCGGGCAGCGGGTCCTTCCTGGCAACCTCCCAAAGCGACCGCGCAGCCCCCGAAAAAGCACCAGTTCGAGGTACTCCAATCTGGCCCAACGCTAGCAACAACTCCTTGATCGGGCATTGAAAATCGAATTCGCGATGAATGACACGACCGACCATAGCGACGCGCCAGAGGGAATTTGGCTCACGATTTCGGAGCTCGCACGCAAGAAGGGCGTCGACAAGAGCACCATTTCGGTGCGGGTCAGCGCGCTCGAAGAGGAAGGCCGGATCACGACGCGCAAAGGAGCCGGCAAGACGAAGCTGGTGGAGCTCGCCGAATACGACCAGGCCGTCGGCGAGACCACCGACCTGTCGAAGGCACAAGCCGCCGCGACCGCGCGTGCGAACCGCTTGGATGACGCTGCCGCCAGTGACGGCAGCGTCGCCGGCGACGCAACACTCCGCGAAGCGCAGCGCCAAAAGCTCTTTTACGAGGCAAGAACGAAGGCGCTTGAATACGGCCGACAAACGGGCCAGCTCGTGGCGATCGACCGCGTGAACAGCGTCATCGCGGAAGTCGGCGAGGCGATCCGCCAGCCAATCAGTCAACTGCCGTTACACGCCGATGAGATCAACGCCGCGGCCGTGCGCGATGGGCCCGCGGGCGTGCGGTCTTTGCTGAAGGAAATCGCCTTCAACCTGTCGAAGGCAATTAGCGCCGCGTTGGGCAAGCTCAATCTCGCCGGTGCTGGCGGCGAGGAAATCGAGATCGCCGCGCCAGATGACGGGGGCGCGTCGTGAAAGTCGCGCTGAAACACTCGCTCCTCGCCGTCGTCGCCGGCGGCCTCGCTCAGCTGATCGAGCCGCAAGCGCCGATGGCGCCGTCCGCATGGGCGGCGGAGCATGTCATCTTGCCCGACGGCGAATATGCCGGGCAGAAGATCGACCTAGAGCGAACGCCGCACATCGTCGAGCCGCTCGACCTGCTCGGCCCGGACTCGCTTGTCAACGAGATCGGCGTGATGAAATGCACGCAGTCGGCGTTCACGACAATGCTGCAATGTGCGATCGGTCATTCGATCGACCGCGATCCCTGCGACATGATGATCGTGCAGCCGACCGACGGTGCGCTCTCCGACTTCAATTCGACCAAACTCAATCGCCTGATTGAAAAAACCGAAGTGCTCGGCGGCAAGAACGGCAAGGTCTATCCGCAGACGTCGCGCTCCTCGGCGGGCTCAACGACCTACGAGAAAAAGTTTCCAGGCGGCGCCCTCAACCTGGCGCTCGCCTCCTCGCCAGCGCAGCTCCGGCTGAAGACAATCAAAAAAGCGCTGTGCGACGAGATCGACGAATACGAGGATGATCTCGAGGGCCAGGGCGATCCGCTCAAACTGATAGCTGGTCGGCAGATGTCTTTCCTTGCCTCTGGGACCTGGAAGCGCGCGTACATCTCGACACCGACGGTCAAGGGCGCTTCGAAAATCGAAGAGATCTACGAGCGCGGCGATCAACGCCGCTGGCATGTACCGTGTCCACATTGCAGCATGCGCTTTGTCTTCGAATGGAATGCGCCGTTCGATCCGTCCTCGCACGGCCTCAAGTTCAAAAAAACCTTCCCGCACCAGGCGCACTACGTCACGCCGTGCTGCGGCTCGATCATCGAGGGCTGGCAGAAGCTCGAGCTCTATCGGGCTGGCCAGTGGATCGCGACCAAGTCCGGCCCCGGCCGCTTCCCCACTTATCACTTCGACGCGCTCGCCTCGCCCTTCGTGCCGTGGGAAGCGACCGCCAAGGAATTCGTCGACGCCGGCGACGATCCGGCCAAGCTGAAAGCTTTCTGGAATCTCTATCTCGGTCTGCCGTTCGACGTGACCGGGGACGCGCCCGACCACGAGCTCTTGATGCAGCGGCGGGAAGATTATCCGGAAGGTCGCATTCCGCCCGGTGCACTCCTTGTCACCGCCTTTGCCGACATACAGATGCGCGGCATTTACGTCGAAGTCGTCGCATGGGCGCCCGATCAACAGAGCTGGACGATCTTCGCCGATTATCTCGATGGCGCGACGACGGAAGTGAACGCCGGCGCGTTTGCGGAGCTCACCAAGCTCTACCTCCGCCGGTGGCCTGACGCCTACGGCAATGACTGGCAGCTCGACGAGATTGGAGTCGATTCAGGCTATCGTACCGATGTCGTCTATGAGTGGACGCGGAATCATCCCGGCGCGACAGCGACAAAGGGCGTCGACGGCTGGGCCAAGGTGCCGCTCGGCCTCGCTAGCGACCAGGACATCGATTACCGCGGCCGCAAGATGCGACGCGGAGCGAAGCTGCGCCAGATCGGCACCTGGCCGCTGAAATCGAAATTCTATACTTACGCGGCATTAACGCCGATCGTGGCGGGCTCGGCGCTGATCTATCCGCCGGGCTATTGCCACTTCGGCCGCTTCCTCGACGAAAACTACTTCAAACAAATCACCTCGGAGTTTCTGGAAGACGAGATTTACCGCGGGCGCACTCGCAAGGTCTGGAAGCCGCGCGCCCATCGTGAGAATCATTTCCTCGACACGAGAATAGGAAACTTGGCGCTGAGCAATGCCTGGTTTGTCGGCCTCACCGCCGACAATTGGGCGCGCCGCGCCAAGGAGCGGGGTATTCCGCGAGATCTGCAAACGCCCGATTTGTTCAATCCGCTGGCGCGCGCGGCGGCCTCGCCGGTTAAGCCCGAAGCGGTTCAGCAGGAGCCGACTGAGCGTGAACCAAGCGAAGATTCTTTTGACGTGCTCGCACGCCTGAATAAAGGGCTGTGGCGATGACGAAGCGGCGCCAGGCTGAGCTCGCCCGCCCCCTTTACAACTGTTCGGTGAAAGCCGGGACGCGAGACCTTCCGGCAAATTGCCGGAAGGTTCCGAGCACACACCGGCGCGCCAGCAGCTTCCGGGAACTTTCCGGAAGCTTTGTCGCGACCGCCGGCACGCTGAACATCGACAATCCAAAAACAAGCGGCAACACCGCGTCCGACACGCTCATCGCCCGATGTTGTCGCGCCATTATTAAGCGATGGCAGAAGACCTCGGCCGGAATGGCAAAAGCTTCCGTAAACTTTACGGAAGCTGCCGACGGACGTGCTCGGAGAGCGACACATGAGCGAGCTCGCCCGAACAAGGGATTGTGGTGATGCGGAAACTTTATCTCACCGGACCCGCGGTACTTCACCCCGACGCCCAGGCGATCAGCGTCCGCCTGAAAGCATTTTGCCGAAGTTGTGGCTTTGAGGGGTTTTGGGCGGGGGACGATCGGGACACGAGTTCGCAGATGATATTTGTTGCGACCCGCGAAGCCATCAGACGGGTCGACGCGGTCATTGCTGATATCGGGCCGTTTAGAGGACCCCACGCAGACGTCGGGACCGCATTTCAGATCGGCCTCGCGTATCAGGCCGGCATTCCGGTGTTTGCCCATACCGGCGCTTTTAGGCCCAACGCCGAAATGGACGCCGTGCCCCTGATCGATCGCATTTGGTTTGGTGAGTACGCTCCGCGCGAAAATCGCCGCTATTTCAAAGCCGGCGAAGATGGCCGGTGGCGCGACAAGGATGGCTTTGAAGTGGAAAACTTCGGGCACGCCGAATGCGCAATGATCTTCTACGCAATCAGATCGCTCACGTTCTCCGCGGTGGAAGCTATCTGCGACGCCGCCGATTATTTCGAGCGCGCCGACCAAACGGGGCGAGCTCATGCGTAAGCGCGCCGATGACACTTGGCGCAACTTGCGCGGAGTGTTCGGTCTGGCGCCCGGGCGCTGTTCCGCCATGCTCTCGTTTGCGCTCCTTCGCCGCTGCCTCGAGGCATATGGAAGCTGGTGGCAACTTGCCACCAGCTTCGGGCAACTTGCGCTAAGCTCGCCGCAGCTCGATCGCCCGTCGCCCCTCGCAGCTTCCGGGAAGTTCCCGGAAGCTTCCCCGCCAAGGCGGCGAGAATGACCCGCACGCGCGCCATAGACCTCCCCTACCCTCCGCCATTTATGACGGCGGAAGTTCTGGCGCGTCATCTCTGCATTTCCGTGGAAACCGTCGAGACGTGGACTTTGGAGGGCATCCTGCCGCAGCCGATCAAGCCGAAGGGCATCCGGCTTTGGCAGTGGAGATCCGTGGAGGCGGCGCTAGACGGGCGCCCCAGTCCTCTGATTCAATGCTCTCCGTCTGATCCGTTCGTCGCGGGAGCCCAACATGAGGCGTCGGAGCGCAAGCGGCATGGTCGCCCTACCTGAAGGCGTGCGTCGCGTAAAACGCGGGCGCCGGGAATATTGGTACTTCCACCAGGGCCGTGGCACGGCCGCCGCGAAGGCTGCTGTGCGGCTTCCAGGCGACCCGACGGATCCAGCCTTCTGGCAGCAACTGCGCGGCCTGGCCGGCCTG